ATGCAAGTTAGACAACTAGAACTATTCGACACATGTACTACAATAAAATAGACACAGATAAAATACTTGAGCACAATAATAGGCTAGTTGATGTGATTGGTGATTTTGTACAGCTGACAAAGAAAAGCGAATCAAAATATGTAGGGCAATGTCCTGGTTGCAGCTCACCAAAAGGATTGGAGATAAATACTGCTAAATGTATTTACAAATGCTTCAGGTGCGATGTAGGTGGTAACTCCGCTGTTACTTTCCTTATGAAGTCGGAAAACAAAACCTATATTCAAGCACTGGAGCACATCAACCGCAAATTTAGCGTAGTGGCAGAAGTGGACGAAAAACCCACTAAAAAACTACCTAAAAAGATCGCTGAAAAGAAAAGTTCTACCTATTGCGCTCGTATGCTGGAGGAATCCGGATTGACAGCAATGGATGTGGAAGCTCCAATTATTTCCATTACCGAAAATAAAACCACTACCGCAAAACCTATTTTCAGCAGTGGTACCATTGCTCCTAATGGTGAGGTTGACCCGAATGGTGACGATATGGTAATAGAGTATTACGACATAGAGGGAAATCCGTGTATGTACGATGAAATTATCAAGAAAAAACCAACAGGCAAACGGAAAGTTTTCTTTCGTGTTCGTTTCCAGTTTCCTGAGGAACATTGCGATAAGGACGGAAAACCAGCCAAATACAAATCGCCTTACGGAAGTGGCACGTTCCTGTATATTCCGCAAAAGATACGCGAAATGTACCGAAAAGGCGAAAAGCTAAAGTGCTTGTTTTTGCAAGAAGGCGAAAAGAAAGCCGAAAAGGCGTGCAAGCATGGCGTTATGTCGGTTGGCCTATCAGGAATACACAACATTGCTCAAAAAGGAAAATTGCCTGAGGATTTGATAAAGATAATTCAAAAACTAGAGGTTGAGGAAGTGGTATTGCTGTTTGATGCTGACTGGAACGATTTGAGCCACCACATTAAAACAAGTGACAGCGTAGAGCAACGCCCACGGACTTTCTTTTATGCTGCAAAAAATTTCAAGGAATACATGTACACTTTGAAAATCAGAAAGATATATGTAGAAATATATATTGGGCATGTAAAACCGAACACCAACGATGTGAAAGGTATTGACGACCTACTGGTAAAAACGCTCAAGGCAAGCCCCGACGATATTCAATCGGACATTGAAACATTGATGTGCGAAAAGAACCTGGAGGGAACTTACCTGAGGTTATTCAAAATAACCACTTGGCCAGATAGCAAGTTGGAAGAACTGTGGTGCCTGAACAATGTACAAAGCTTTTCTAAACTTCACCGCGAAGTACTGCAGGGATTTCCTGAATTCAAAATCGGTAAATACGTTTGGCGACTGACCGAAAAAGGCGAAATAGAATCGGCACAACCAATTGAATATGACGAACAGTTTTGGGAAGAAACACTAAAGAAAACGGGTGAAAATTACAAAACGGTTTACGAATTTGTATATGAAAATAACCTGGTGTTTTTGCAAAATCGTGGTTTTGGTCGCTACCGGAGTATTGATGGCACAGTGAAGTTCTGCCACATTCAGCATCCAACTATCAGCCTTGTAACGCATAACGATGTGCGTGATTACGTGAAAGACTTTATCCGTAAAATAGGTAAAAAAGGAGTGTTGGAAATGCTTCACCGTGGTGGACCACAATATTTGGGACCCGATAAATTGAGCGACTTGAATTATATAGAACCCGTGTTTGAAACACCAGACCGTGTAAAGCACCGCTTTTACTTCAACTCGTTTGTGTGGGAAATAAACGCAATGGGAACAAAGCAAATTGATTACACCGAAATTACCTACAATATATGGGAAGAAAGCAAACAAACATTTGAGCCTAAGCTTAAAGAGCCATTGATAAACGTATCATTGACAGACGAAAAGTGGGATTACACGCTATCCAACGAAGCCAAACATTGTCAGTTTCTGCAATTTATGATTAATGCCAGCAACTTTACATGGCGCAAAGAAAAGCAATTGGCCGAAGGGCAAAAGGATGTAAGCATAGACACTATAGAGATAGAGGAAAACAACATTCACTTGATTTCAAAACTGGCAGCATTGGGATATTTATTGTTATCGAGCAAAGATAAAAGCGTACCACGTGCGGTGGTGGCCATGGACGGTAAACAATCGGAAATTGGAGAGTCGAACGGACGTACAGGTAAATCGCTTATTGGGGATGCACTTACACAAGTGATACCAACATTATATATTAGCGGAAAAACAAAGGATATTGACGGCGATACCTTTTTATGGACGGAAATGACCGACAAAACAAAGTTGGTATTTATTGATGACGTTCGGGTAAATTTCAACATTGAATTCCTTTTCCCATGCATAACCGGAGATTGGAAAGTAAACTATAAAGGCGGTGGACGTGCCACTATTCCTTTTGCACAATCGCCAAAGATTTATATACCCACTAATCACGCACTGAACGGTCAAGGGTCGTCATTTACGGCACGGCAATGGATTATTGCCTTCAGCGATTTTTACAATGACCTGCACCAACCGAAGGACGATTTTGGCGGTTTGTTTTTCGACGATTGGGATTATATCCAATGGAATTTGTTCTGGAACTTTCTGAGCAATTGCATACAAATTTACTTGAAGTTTGGCGTAGTGCAAGCACCTGGCGACAGGGTAGAGATACGACAATATCGCCAGCAAATGGGGGAAACGTTCCTCAGCTGGGCAGATGAATATTTCAGCGATACCGAAAAGCTTGACAAACGACTGATACGCAAAACGCTGTATGACGAATATTTGAAATACTCACAGCTGCAGCCGAAATTTATATCGCCTACCAACTTCAAAAACAAGGTGAAAACATTCTGTACATGGAAAAGCTACAAATTCAATGCTCACCTGTACGACGATATGAGCGGAAAACCATTGAAGTACGACAATGACGGCCGTCCGGAACTGGACGATAAAAGCGGTGGCGTGGAATACTTCTACATTGGCACAAAACCTATTACGGACGTGGATAGAGCGGTGGTGGAAGATGAAGTAAGGAAACCGAAAGAGGGGTTACCGTTTTAGAGAACCCCTAACCCCTCCCGTCCAAAAAACGGGATAAATTGCGGGGGATTATGATAGTATTGATTATTAAAAACTAAATATTTAAACAATTAAAAAAAAAGAAAATCATGAAAGGAATTAGCGAATTAACTGTGACAGTAACTTACACAGTGCAACTGTCAGAAATTAGAGTATCGGATACGGTTTTTGAACAGCTAACAAATAGCTCTCATTTTAATATGAGCGATAATGAAGATACAGAAGCTTTTGATTGGCTTACGAGTAACATAGATGAAAATAGTGCAATGGAATTAGAATATGAAATTGATAATTTAGAAATATGATCATAGCTATAGATTTTGACGGAACAATTGTAGAAGATAGATTTCCCGAAATAGGAAATCTACGAAAGAACGCTCAAGAAACTATTCAACAACTGTACGACGATGGTCACTACATTGTTATTTGGACTTGTAGAACCGGTACCAAAGAAGAGGAAGCTAGAACGTTTTTATTTGGGAACGAAATTCCGTTCCACCAACTAAATAAGAGCAACCCCGAAAATGTAGCCAAATATGGCATTGATACCCGAAAGGTGTATGCTGATGTATATATTGACGACAAGGCAATAACTCCACTACCCGAATGGTACGAGATATATTTTTTAATCACATTAAAACAAAACGCATTAAATCATGAAACCACCATCGCTTAAACGACCGAATTTTAAATTTCTCAAAATAAAAGAAACCAGCAACGTCTGTAAAAAAGTTTATTTTGGAACAAAAAAAATAGCAGATGACTTTATCAAAAAACGATCGAACGAAAAGGATGCACGACCGGCTACAAGTTATCTCTGCCACCTATGCAATTGCTGGCACATTACCAGTTGGGAAGCTCCAGACATTGTACACTTCATAAAGCAAGTAAATGAAGATATAGAGGCAATAGAAAGAGAATATTACAAACAATATGATCAGGACAACGATCATATTGAATTTTGTCTTAGAGCCTCGCAAGATGCCACAATAATAGTAGCAAATTTGAGACTTGAAAATTACAAGCTAAAAAAACAATTAGAAAAGTTACAGAAGTAAATTAGAAATCATGAAAAAAATCAAATTTAATTACCTGCAGGAGTTTAGAACCGAATCAGGTCGTATTATCAAAATGAAATCGCTCATTACCATGCAAGGGGTACAAAGTATAGAATGTATGGAAGATAATGGCGTGTATGCCTTGAGTGATTTGGTAGCAATAATAAACGAGCCATGAGAGAGCTACCTATTTTATTCAAAACAGAAATGGTGCAAGCCATTATATCCGGTACTAAAAACCAAACTCGCAGAACAGCGGGTTTGGAAAAAGTGAATGAGAATCCGGAACAATGGGTTTATAATCCCGAAATTAAGCCAGCAGTTAGTTTTTTCAATAAAATTTCAGGTTTTATTGCTACATGTAAACCTCGCTATCAGAAAGGTGATCACATTTGGGTAAAGGAAACTTACTTTGACACTCGAAAGTATAAATCATTTCCGACATTTGAGTTTGTAAATGATTATATATACCGTGCCGATAAAGATGCCTCTATTGGTTGTCATAATTGGAAACCCTCACTATTTATGCCAAAAGTAGCCGCTCGTATATGGCTAGAATATACTGGTGTAAGGTGTGAACGGTTGCTTGATATAAAAGATGAAGATTGTATTGGTGAAGGCATTGAGAAATGGATAGCACCTG